CAACAGCAATTCCTTCGACACTTGCTCAAGTGCTTCCGCTTCCTTGAGGGTCAGACGGAACAGGATTTCGGGGCTATCTTCGTGCTGCACGATGAAGAATTTACCGTGCCGGTACATATCGAATTCATCGCCCATAACAATAACCAACGTGTAATCATCGTTGGCATCGTCGTACTGCAAATCTTCCTCGCCCATATAGCGATAGGTGGCCATATTTATTCCTGCGCCTGAATGTATGTAATCTGCACCGCATTTTTTAACGGGCTATTCAAAACTTCCATTTCGCGAACGACGTTAGGAAAACCGATTGCAGCCGGATCGGTGATGTACACAAAATGATTGTATGCATACGGCCAACCCATGCTGATATCACGCACCTCTACATGGTTCTTTACATATTCTGAAATGGTGAGTTCCGGGTGTGTCCATTCGTATTGATGCGCCAACAAAATAAAAGTCGGCATTTCGAAACCAATTTCGACACGGCTTAACTGGTAAAGAATGTCCTGATTCAATTGCGTGGACAAACCTTTGTAACCAGACCAGCAATCGCCCGGAACGATTGGAACAATTTTCACAGTTGGGGAATTTGGGCGCCGACCGAAGTTGTCATCGGTAGCAATCTGGAAAACATCGCTAGGCTGGTACACGCAGGACATATCAGCTCATCCCTAAAGTGGAAAGGAAATCTTCGATCTTGTCGAGACGGGTATTGATATTTTCCTGTTCCTTTTCCAACGCGATAACACTGGCGTCAAGTTCACGAACGTTTTCAATGAACAGGCCCGCAAGGCTACCGTAGAACACAGCCAGTTTCCCATCGCTGCCACGTGTCACAGCTTCGGGGATAATCTGATTCAGTTCGTTTGCAATCACACCAATGAACCGGCGTTTCTGCCCGATCTTTTCGAAGGTGTAACCGTTAATTCGACGCGTGAGTTTCAGACTGCTTTCAATGCGGCGAATGTTATTTTTCAGGCTGCGATCAGAGCTAAGAGCAACCTCGGTGCTGCAAACGATTTGACCAATTGCAGGGTTGATTTCAATGGTGTTCTTTTCGCCATCGTTGAACGTCAACATGCTTTTCGGTTCTGGATCATCCGGGTCGAGTTGTGCTGCAACAGTGAATTGCAAATTGCCGTCATAAACAGCCGCTTTCAGTGCACCGTTGAAATTCATCGAACCCATTTCGGTCATCAGAAGTTCGCCTTCCAGATTACCGCCAGCAGTCGGAATAAAATCACCGCCGCCTAGTTTTGCTTCTGTCCAACCCGCGTTGGTAATGGGTTTGCCAAACGGCAATTCCCACATCGAAATTTTATCGCCTTCTACAACGCGAACCAGCATACCCGCTTTTCGGGCCTGAATAGGAATTGCGTCACGTGCTGCCATGGAAGCCACGACGCGCATACCACCACGCAGATCAGTATCTTCCAGCAGATAAAAGTCACCGGTTTTTGCAAACCGTTGTGAAATGTTAGTCGCCACTTGTGCCTCCAATGAATAGGACGCGCACCACACCACTTTGCGGATTCAGGAAATTCACTTTGATTTTCGTTGAATCAGATTGGTCAACCGTATCCGGCCAAACAATGTCGCCATCGGTGTCGAAACACTGAATGATAAAATCGGTGGCTGCTTTGTCAATGTCCAGCGTCGTTACATTGGTCAATTCATAACGCACGACTTTTACGTGCGCTTCCATATCCCTTTTACGAACGCCATGGTTCGGCTCAGTTGGGGGATTTTCAATTGTAATCCCGCGCCCAAGCACTGTTGGTTCGAATAGCCTTGTCATAAACCATACCTTTAAATTAGCGGGAAAACACAAAAACCCACATAAAAGTGGGTTAGCGTAGATAGTTGCTCGGTTCGTCGCTCAGGTATCGCCCGATTTGACGTTCCATTTTGTGTTTTGCCGCAACTGGTATTGGCTGTTTGATATGGCGAATTCCGTGAGGATCGGAGCGGCGATTACCAACCAGCAATTCACCGGACAAGAACGTACGAATATATTCAGGACTTGCCATTATGCCTCCGCGTCTTTGCGCAATGCGTATTCATCCATTGCTGCAATAACTGCATCGCCCAACGGAATAAGTGATTTGGAAATACAGATTAGGTTTGAGGCACCCAACTGTACAGGTTCAGCAGATGCGGCGCCGTCGTAAAGGAATGTTGCATCCCCTAAATATGTTGTATTTGACGGTAGCGTTGTTCCAATACTCGTTTCCGCCGTGGCACCTACGGCGCGCAACAGTTTGAAGTAAATAACCGGACTATTCAACACGCGCAGGTTCGCAGACAAAGCATTAAAATAATCTGCAATAAAAGCACGTGCATAAACTTCAAACGTGTACGGGTCATATTGTTGCAGCGTGCCCACCCGAATTAGGGCGGTGTGCAGGGTATGGAGCTTTCCAGTGAATGGCGTTTTTACAGTCCAGTTTGCGTTACCGGTTCCGCCCTTCAATTGATATTCAGTTTGATCGGCCTGCACAAATACAACCATGCCTTGACGGCGTGCTGTGAGGCCAATTGCGTTTCGTTCTGCGGCGGTTGCGACGACACGATATCCACCTTTTAAATCTGCATCGTCTAAAAGGTAAGTGTCTCCAGTTCGTTGCAACCGAGAGCCAATAGGTGTCGTCATATTTGCCTCAGTTCGTATCGGAACGCGCCGAATTAATTGTGTGGTTGCCGCTCACGTCTTCCGTACGGCTACGCCCGACTTTGAGCGAGTCATTTCCTTTTACTTGAACGTTACGATTGCCCTCAATAATCAGGGTGTAATCGCCTTTTACTTTTGTGTATTTGGAACCCTTGCCACCACTGCCTTCGAACTTGTGCCCGCCAGCGCTTTTTGCAGCCAGTTTATTCAAGCGCAAATCCGATGCGTTATTGATATATGCCGGAACTTCACCTTTGCTACCGGTGATGATTTCGGTATCACTGCCAACCACGGTTCGCGTGTAATCCCCTAGCGTCACAATGTGCATATCGCCGGGATTGATTACAAACAATTCGTTGGTGCTGGTATCAATAACAACCTTCGCACCGTTCTTGTACATATGCACAACACGATGCGGATAATTCTTTTGTGCTTCTGGCAGAATGGTCTTCTTGTCGCCGGGATATGGTGCCAATTCAGGTTTATACACGTCGCCTTTCGGAAAACGTACACCAACCTTTGCACCTTTTGGCGGAATATCAACATGACCGGCACTTTGTTCGGTTTCCGTATCCGTTGCATAATCCTGATTCATAGGCAGTGCCCACGGCAACGCTGCATCAGGAATTGCGTCGGTGTGAATTCCAGTAATCCGAACCTTCACACGGCTGTTTTGTCGCGGGTCATTATCGTCCACCACAATCGCCGCATAAATGATTTTTGGATCAATGCCCTGTCGCGTTAAATGCTTTGACGGATTGAGTGGCCCGGTGCTCATTAAGGCTGAACCCCATTGACGGCGTGCCAAATCATTTTCGCTTTCAATGCTGCGGATGCGCTAACCATATTGAAATAGTACAGCGGTGCAGCAGCTTCGCTACTTGGATCAACACGTTGGTAAGTAATTGCCGCGATTTCCCCGCTAAGGTAATCGACGTACAGGTTGCGTTGCTTTTCACTCAAACGCATTTCACATTCGCGAACCACATCCAGCGTGATATCCTCAGCATTAGTTCCCGAGAATTTGCGAATAAAATAAAGTTGCTCTTCCAGCGATAGCATAAGCCACATTTTTAGCCTCCAGAAACGAAAAAACCGCGCCGTGCAATTGCTCACAGGGCGCGGTTGTACCTTTGCGAACAAAGGGTGCCGAATAATGGAATGTCGGGGTTTTCAGTATTAGCAGCGTGTTCTGTCATAGGCATCTGATTAACAGGGCCTTATCGAGTCCAGAGGTTGCATTTAGTGTTGGCAGTGTCCGACATTACACTATTCGGCGAGAAGCACTCCGTAAATTTACAGTTTATTCTCCAGCGATGGATTGCCTTTTGTTGAAAAGAACATTCCATGAATAAACGGTTTGCTTACAGATAAATTAGCGTTCATACATCGGGGTTACGGTGCGGCGAACGTTGTGCGCTGTACCAACACGTTGCATTTCCCGCAATTGTTTTACGATCTTGCGGTTTGCACGTTCGTTTGCCAGCTTTTGATTTGTCAAATAACGTGGTTTGCCATCGTGAGTCATACCGCCGACTTCCGACATTTCACCATATTCGCGATTTGCCAAACCAACAATATCACCATTACCACGTGCCAAAATATCGGAACTGGTATGTTGCAAGTTGGCGTCATACAAACGGTTTGCTTCGGCAGCAAATGCAGCAAATACACCGGGTTGATTACGGGCCAGCGCCTGCATTTGTTTTGCAGATGCGAAACCACCATCCATACCGCCACCGCCACCAGCATCGTCAATGCCGTATTTCTTTTTCAGGTCTTTTACTTTCTTCGCATATTCATAAACGCTTTCTTGAATGTGCAAATCAGATTCCTGTGCAGCCAGCAAACGATCAAGGTTGAAA